GAGGCAGCAGCAATTTTTTGCGCCATAACAGGAAGAGAAAGTGGAGCTAGCCCAGCTGCGTATAATGGCAAATGCTTTGATAATAAAACAAATTGGGGTGGTGACGTTTCAATTGGAATGTTTCAATATAATTTAATTTCTTTGATAACAAGATCAACTAATTCATCAAGTGGTGTACCAATTTATTATGATGGCTCCGCTGTAACAAAACAGTTAGTGCAAGCACACAGGCTTGCATACGCTGCCCCAGAAGCTTCTTCCTGGGATCCTAACGCTGTAGCAAAGAAATTAGTAGAAACCTATAGTACAACCACTAATAAAGAGGCATCAAAGTCTACAACCGATGAAAGATTATGGTTTCCAATTAATCAAGTGTGGATGCTAATGGATAAATGGAGTAGAAAAGATTTTAAAAATGCAAATAAGATAGATACATCTAGCGGTTTCTACCATTGGGGAGATTATAATAATTCAGATGATACACCAAGATCTGATTGTGGATTTATATTTGGAGTAAAATTTCAAAACGCTGTTAATGTATATCTAACAACAGGAAAACCAATAACTACATTAGAAGATTGGGTTAGAGTAAATTTTAAAAAGCACAATAAAAGAACAGTGAACTACATAGAAGCGTGGATGGACGGCACTGTATTCTACAGTAGTCCTAAAGATGGTTCGCTAATAAACGAAGATGCTAGTGGAATCATTACATATGAGGTAGATGTTGTTAGTTCCCAAGGCGCTGGTGGAGATGGCTCTCCTGCATCGTTTACCAAGAATCAAATTAAAGAAGCTGCAGACTGGATTAGCACTAATAAGATTCCTCAATGGCTTTCTAAATATCGTTCAGATCTTGAAGGAAACTTTGGCTGCGATAGATTTGCCAGAGTTCTCTCAGCTGCTTTGGGCTTGTTTGGTACGGCACAAACTGCGCTATTTACAGATGAGTGGACAACTGCAGGTAATGCAGGTGAGTATACTGTACCTACGCCTACTCTTAGCTCATTCCCAACAGCAGGAGAACACCTGTCTAATCTTATATCCAGCTCCTCATTCTATGGACCAAACACAGAAATTGGAAAGAACCCACCAGCTGGTTATTTGGTATTTTGGCAGGGTGGGGATGAGGGCTATGGTCACGTAGGGATTTCAATAGGAAATGGTCAATATGTTGACCAACATGATGAGAGTGAAGGTTCAGAAAGAATAAGGCCAAGAGATATAAATTCGACAACTTTCCCAGGAAGTAAGTATTCCTACGCTGGAGCTTCATCTGCGTGGAGCGCATAAGGAGATATGGTGAAACAGTACCCAAAGTTTGATGAAAAATTAAATTCACACATTAGCAACAACCAGCTTCAGCAATCTAAAACAAGATCTGGAACTATTATGTCGTATAACAAAATGAATAATACAGCTGTAATTATTTTAGACGATAGAATGACAAATCAAATTGGAGACATAATTAGGAATGTTCCATGTCCAGCTACCCTCGGCGTGCAAAGCGTTGCACCAACAGCTGGAACACGATGCATAGTCGGCTTTGCTGATACCAACGAAAGGTTTCCACATATAGTATCATATATAGACGATACGAATAGCGTAGGAAGATATATGCCCAATTACAGTGTAAACACTGGTGTACCAAAGTTTATGATTTAAGATGTCAGAAAAAATTAACGCACAAAAGTCTTTTGATTCAGTTGCTGGAAAAACTGCTAGCGAAATAGATGAATTAAATAGAAGAAAAAACTTCTCTCAAAGAGAAGTCGGTTTAACACATCCGGACAATTCTTCTTTCATAAGATTAACAGATTCTGGTGACATAGAAATATTTTCAGCACCGGGAGTTGGAATAGTCATAAACGGCTCAACAAAAACCATTTCTCTCTTTGCGGACAATATTAAATTTTACACAAAAGAAGATGGCTTAAAGTGGAACTCTATGGAGTTTAATCATTCAGCAACGCTATTTTCAGAGCCAACATTCGTTAGCGCAAATGATAAATCTTATAATCCAGCATTTTTAAATATGGATTATTATATAAAGAATTTGGATTCGATAGATAAAGAAGACGCACAACAAACTGTTACTATTAATGGCAGCTACGCCTACAGGGAAACTACTGAAACTGATGTAGTCCCAACAAATCTATTGGAAAATTCTGTACTAGATAATTATTTTACAAAAGAACAAATAATATTAATCCAATCATCTTGGGATAGGTACGGAGAGCAGTATAAAGATCTTGTAAATTCCAATGAGGCAATTAGTGATTTTACTAATAAAATAAAAGATTATATGGATGATAGTTATTCAATTGAGCAAGCTATCAACAAAGTCGTAGAAAGCATAGGAGATAATAATGTCTGATTTTTACATCAGCCTGAGTGGCGATTTGGTGGTAAATGGATCTGGAGATTTAGGCCTGGTCCAATCCATGTCAGAAAAGGATATACAGCATGTATACATGCGACTGATGACAGAGCCAGGTGACTTCTTTATCTATCCCCAGCTAGGGACGCAGCTTTCAATGCTATACGGCATGCCCCAGAATCCTCAAACTGGTGACTTCGGCAAAAGATTAATTCGTGCAGCCCTAGAGAGAGAAGGGGTTTTTAAAAACAGGCAAATTACTATTGAAGCAGTACCGGTTTCTGCAGACTCCATTAGATTTGATGTTTATTTAATGGGCGATTTAAATGAACCTACTATATTGTCAATAACACAAGACTTAGGAGCTTAGAGTGGTAGCAGTTAATATGAAGAGTAAAGAGCAAATGCTGGTAGCTACCCTCAACGCCCTGCAAAAGAACGCAGGAATTAGCGCAATTTCCCCAGGCTCAATAGCTAGAGCTTTTGCAGAGGCAATCCATTCTGAAATTAGCGACCTTTACAATTCACTAAAGGTAAGCATAGAACAATCTAATCTTTCAACGGCTTCTGGAATAAACTTAGATATGATTGGCACCCTGTACAACGTACAACGTAGAACAATATCTGCTGAATTAGTGCCAGAAAGAGTTACTGGAAATATAGAATTTTATTTAAATACAACTCACAGCTCTACAGTAACCATTCCAAAAGGAACGCTTGTGTATAATGATACAACAGCATTTTCCTCAACTCAGTATCAGTATGAGTTAAATTCAGACGTTGTAATAGCGACAGGTAACACAAGAGCTTATGGGTCTGTTAAGGCAAAGTTTGCAGATAATAATGTGACTGCAGCTAGAAACACCCTAGTAAAGCATAATTTTATATCACCTCCAGGAATTATAGTTTACTGCAATAATCCAAAAGAAGTTTATAGCAGCATTAACTCAGAGTCTGACGATAACTATAGAAGAAGAATAGTTTCAGCCATCAGAGGTTCTGCATCAGGTACAGCAGAGTCGGTCAGATTTGCAGCTCTATCGGTTAAGGGTGTAAGGGATGTTAAGATAAGAGAAGCATCTTTGGGAGTTGGCACATGCGACATTGTGGTCATACCAGAAACGCAGGCTGGCATAACCACAATGAGTCAGTTGGTTTACGAAAAGATTAAGTCCGTAAAGCCAGTTGGTATTAACATGAATCTAAGAATAGCAACTAAAAAATTAGTGGATGTTTCTGCAACCCTAACCCTGAGAGAGGGAACAACAGGGGCGATTGCTAGAAGCGTAGAGAATCAATCAAGAATTTTCTTAAACAGATATTTAAACAGTTTGACAATTGGTGACTCAGTTTCAATATCAGAAATAGAAAGACAAATGAAGCTTTCTTCTGAATTGGTTATGTCTGTTACGGTTAGCAACATTAAAGTAGACAATAAAAATATACCCAATAAAGATTATAGACTATCTGACGATAAAAGTTACATGGCTGCTGGTACGCTTAGCCTATTCTCTGTTATAATGGGAGCGTAAACTAGTAGAAAAGGTGTAAATTAATGTCTGAACAAACTTATTCTGTTATCAGAAAGCAGATAGTAAAAGCAAAGAATATGACCCACGCTAGAATGGTAGCAGAAGGGTATGAAGATTTTCCTGGCGAAGTACTACACGATGATTGTGAAATTATTGAAACTCAAGTAGAAGAAGTATGGGACGAAGAAGAGCAAGATGCTCAAATCTTCCTAAATAGCCACGAAGCCACAGCCGCAGATCAGTCTATCTTTTTGAGATCTGAAAATAGGCGCTTGGCTAGAATAGCTGAAAAGAACAAGAACGTAAGAGATGAGGCCGTGTATGCCGTATATCAAGCTGCGTTCGACGCTTTCTCTTCGGTAGAAAGCGCTCCTATTAAGGCACCAACACTTAAGATGTTGCCAGGCGTTCCAGAAACAGCAGTGGCTGTATTTGCAGACTGGCAGTTGGGTAAAATAACTCCTGATTATAATTCAGAAGTTTTGGCAGAAAGAATAGAGCTCTATACTCAGAAATTGCTAGAGATAACAGAAATACAAAGAAAGCATCATCCTGTAAAGAATCTTCACGTATGGCTACTTGGAGACATCGTAGAGGGTGAGGAAATATTTCCAGGACAAGCCCATTTAATAGACTCAGGTCTTTATAGACAGGTTGGAGTTAATGGTCCGGCAATTTTAAGCAAGTTCTTTGACACCGTGCTACAGCACTTTGAGCACGTGCATGTTACTGGAGTCATAGGAAATCATGGTGCAGTGGGTGGACGCGCAAGAAAGCAGCACGATCCTGAAACAAATATGGACAGACTGCTTTATAAGTCAATGGAATTCTTTTATAAAGAGGGAAGACAAGAGCCAAGAATAACTTTTAATATTCCAGATGGAAAGGGCGAAAGGCATTGGTATGCCATAGACACCATCGGTAATTACAGTTCTTTGTTAATTCATGGTGACCAAATGCCTGCACCAGGACAGTATCATGGCTACTATAAGAGAGCAATGGGATGGAAAGATGGTGCAATCCCAGAGCACTTTGAAGATATATTTATGGGCCACTATCATCAGCAATTTAAAATGACCATAGGTAGCTCAATGCTCAGGGTCTCAGGTTCACCAGAAAGCTA